CAATGGAATCTGGGAAAGTAACAATCAATGGTAATTTAGAGGTACTTCAGTAATGGCGTTGAAAGAGATTGCAGTGGTTGGGGCTACATTACAGGTACAAGCCCCGGTTACGGGCTCTGCGGTTTTCTCAGGGCCACCCTCTACAAAAAATAAAGAAGGTGGTCAATTCGCTTACCTGGATCAAGTTCAGGTTACTGTACCGCCTGGGGCGACGAACGGAACGTGTACAACAACAGTGCCGGGTGTCGGGAATATACCCGCGACGGCTGTAAAGGTCTCAGATATTAATGACACCAAAAAGGTTCTCCGGGTGGACGACGAAGTTACAATTAATGGAATAACAGGAATATTAAGTGGTGGGGGAGGATGTACCTTGAATGTGACGGTAAAAGTTACTGACGCCGGACAATCAAAAGTGAAGGCGGAATGACATGAGTGATTTAAAAGATGCACTTACCAGACCTTTAACTCCGGCGCCTATGGGAAGAGCTAATATTGATCCAGACTACCGGTATGGGATACATGCGCCGCAGCCGAGTCTTGATCCTCCGATAGCAAAAAGTTGGCTATTTGAAATCGTTGACCGGGAAAGCGGAAACATTGATGAGTCGTTTACATTAGTTCTGCCCCCAACAGCCATTACGATTAAAGAACCTCATAGAGTGTCAATTACGAAGACATTTGGAAACGCGTTTGTAGATGATTATGGGAAAGATAATATACAGATTACACTCAAAGGTTTTTCCGGTACGGCTCATGCTTTTCCGACATTTAAAACGTCCGGGAGTCAGCAGGAGTGGTCGGATGTGTCCCTTGCGGCTTCGAGTGCGGCTTCTCAAGGACGGAATCCTACTGATGGATATACGGGGCGGGATGCGTTTTATATCTTTCGTGATAAGATTATGAGATATAAAGACTTAGAGGGATGGGAGAAGAAGGAATTACGGGTTTATGATCTTGCTGACGAACAGGCATATAAATGTGTGCTTTTGGAGTTTACTGTGGACCGGACTTCAGAACATCCAATCAATCGATATCCGTTTACGATAAGTCTTTTTGTGTACCAACGACTTGACCAGTTAACCCCGAAGTTGACAACGATACCCATATCGAAAGAACCGGTTAGCGCGTTAAACGAGGTCGATTCTTTACTAGACAAAATAGAGCAGACATACCGGAACTTGCAGGGTATCATTGACAAAGTGGCTCTCCTGAAAGCACGGTCGTATGAACTCCGTACACGGTACGCGCAATTTCTTGCTCAGACTACACGGATTATTACTTCACCATTGGATATAGCTAAAAACTTTATTGATGTCGCATTCTCAGCGATAGGACTGGCTTACGATACCTTTCGGGCCGGGAAATATACACGTGAACGTTACATGAATGTAGAAGAATTGTTCCGGGGATCGTTGAATGCAGGTCTAAGAATCTATGGATTTCAGATTACTCAAGGATGGCAAGTATCGAAAACAGTGACTATCGAAGGGGATGCGGGTATAACCGCTGATACGGATATCACAGTAGCAACAACTCGGAGCATAATTCCTAGAACGTACGAATATTCCGGTTTGAATATCTATACGATTAAAGGGGATGACACACTTCAGGGGATTTCACAAAAGGAACTTGGAGACGAAAACCTATGGCCGTATATCGCAATGGTGAACTCGGACATATCCAGTAATGACGATTTAGTACCTGGAAATGAACTTTTTATACCGATACAAGTTGAACCGTCTGAGGGGACAAACAAAGAACAATTTATCATGACTGAGGACACGGCCCGTGATCCTTATGGAACTGATATACGGATCGATGCAAACGGAAATCTGATTATTCAGGAAAACAGCGATCTGGCGCTTATAAGCGGGATAGCAAATGTTAGACAAGCCGTGGATTTGATATTAAACACAGAGGTAGGGAATTTAATTAAACAGTCCGCGTATGGTATTACCGCCCAGGCGGGATTTGCTGGATCATCTATGGCAATCCGATATCTGAAACTTGCGATTAGGTCCACACTAATTCAGGACCCACGGATACAAAGCGTTAATGATATGATTGTGACTTTAAACTCAGATGTTCTAAACATTAGTATGAATATCGGGATAGTTGGTGCCGAGTTATCTTTACCGGTATCATTGGCACTGTAGGGGGAAAACATGGGATTTACAGTGAAGGCTTTTGACCAGATCATAGGAGATATGGTGGCGTGGATTATAGCCAATTCTCCAAACCTTACGGACTTTACCCCAGGAGCAGTAATCCGGTCCTTTTGTGAAGGCGCGTCACTTAGTATAGAAGAAGTCTATGTGTCAACGTATTTAGGGTTTAAACGATATTTGAATAATGTTCAAGAGACGGTCTTCGATTTCCCGAGGAAGGCGGGAACGAAAGCCACGGTTAGTGTAGTCTTTTCTCGTACAACAGCGAATGGAGAGGTGACTATTCCTGCCGGGACACGTGTTAAAACGGCCTCTGGATTGCGGTTCGTTTTGTCTGCTGCCACGGCTATTTCTGCGGGCAATACAGATTCGCCCTCAGCGGCGGTAGTAGCGGACCTGGTTGGGGTGGCTTATAATGTTTCAGCAACATCGATTAACGTGCTTGAAGACCAGGTTACCGGCGTGGATACGGTAACGAATGCATTGGCTGCTACGGGGGGTGTCGATCAGGAGACCAGTATTGCATACAAAAGTAGATTTCAAGCATACATTGAGGGGCTTGGCCGGGCAAACCTGGCCGGTCTTAAAGCCGGGGCCCTCAGCGTTGCGGGTATAACAAGTGTGTCAATTGTGGAGTTATTCCCACCGGTAGCCGATGTAAATGTCGATTTGTATATTGATGATGGGTCCAGCGGTGGGGTAACGACTGCGAAAGTGGTTGCGACTCAAGCAGTTATTGACGGGGATGGGACGGAAGACAGTCCCGGATATAAGGCTGCGGGTATTAATGTTGTAGTCAAGAAACCGAGTATTGTGACGCAGAATATTGGGGCAACGCTTTCAATTCTCAGTGGAGTTGACACTGATCAACTTGAGACTGATGTAATTAATGCGCTTACAGCCTATGTTAATACTTTAGGTGTTGGGTCAAATATCATCTATAATGAGTTAATCGCTGCGATTATGGGTGTATTTGGAGTGACCGATGTATCCTTGACAACACCTGCCACAAATGTCACTATAGCCGCAACTCAAGTTGGGCGAGTTGGAACGGTAACGTTACTTGGAGTATGACCTATGAGTATGATATCAACATTTAACCGGGCAGTCTCTAATGCGATCAATAAGAAAAATGCTGATTATGTGGCGATCATTGGTACTGAAGACTTTGTACCCGAAGCAACGATTGTTAACTCAGACGATTTTAATTGTGGAGGGCTTTGTAATGAATTGGAGTTTTTGCGGACAGTTTCAAACTACTATGTTCAATCGTTTGATCTGGATATAGCAGACGGCGAGAACTTGGATTCACTGATTGACGCTTTTGTTTATCTTCCGCGTAGGAACCAGGGAGAAGCGGATTCAATCTACCGCAAACGATTCCGATCAATTGTGGTGGGAAAACTTAATGAGAGGCGTACAACAAAATGGTCAATAATCGATGCATTGACTTATTTTTTAGACGAGGATAGCATTCAGGTAATTGAACTGTTCTCGGTAACAAACACTTATTTTGAACTTAGAATTGAAGGCGCCATATCTTATGATGAAGCAATATTTTTAAACAACATCGAGCAGGCGTATCTCAATCAAAATTTCATTGGAGGTACGGGCGTTGGCGAAGTTATTTCTTACATAGGTGAAATTGTAGACCGGGTTAAAGCTGCGGGCGTTGATTACGATATTATTTTTATTAATCAATATCGACTTACTAAGACCGTGAATACGATCATTGGATCGGTGCAAATGTACTTTACAACTGATGCAGTTATCAAGGCGTCAAGCTCGTTCACAAAGACTGTGGATGCAACAATAGTATAGTGAGGTAAAGACTATGATATTTCCGGGACAAAAAGGATTAAGAGGGGGGAAATGGGTAGCGAACGAGCAATTAATTGAAGAGGACATTAATTTTACTACTGAACTTGTATATACTAATCTGACAGCATTATTAGGGACGTTGGCCCGACCCGACCGTTATGGAGAGAATGCGGATATTGTCTTAGGGGGGTTAAGTTTAGTACACAATAACTTACTCACTTGTGATTTCTCTGCGGGTATAACTTATAGCTTTTCTGGATACTATCTCAGTGGTGGGACATGGGGTTTTGTGGCATCGGCGGGGAATCTTTTTACGGTTGTAAATCCTATATCTCAATCAGTGGCATTTCTGTCTGGTGGAACGTTCGCTCGAATCGATCTTTTAGAAGTTAGACCAGTCAGGACCGCCTACGATTCAAAAAATAGGCAATTTAAAGACCCGATTACAGGACTTGTAACTGGTAGTCCAATAGACACAAAATACGAATATGGTTATCAGTTCCAGGTTATCAAGGGTGATGACACTTCCGCATTGACAAAAGAACAAACCACATGGCAGATCGAGGCTGCAACCGTTGGGTCTGATGTTGCCGGTAAGTATGTCTTATTTTCGACGCGATCTGCTGATTATTATATCTGGTATGATACTGGGGCAAGTTCCGATCCGGCAGTCTCCGGGAGAACGGGCATTGAAATTACGGTTAATGCTGGAGACGATGACGATGCTATTGCTTTAGCTACTAGAACAGCTTTGAGCGCCCACCTACTTGCGACCACTGGGGAGGTTGTCATCACCGGTGCTACCAATCAATTCATTATCACAGTTGATTTTTATGTGAATGTTACTGATGGGACAAACGGCGACATGACTACTTATTTTGATACTATTGCCATTACTCAAGGCCATGGTGTAGTTGACCATACTGCGGGATGGATCAAGATCGCGGAAGTTGATGTGGGTGCCAGTGCGTCTGCAATCACACAGAATGATATTTTTGATGTAAGGGATTCTAATCAATGGCAAAACGAGCCATCTGGAACCCGAGTTCGACGCTGGCCCGCAGACAGAGTTACTATTGATGACACAGCGGGCAGATTTACAGCTACAGAAGTTGAATCGGCATTGGCGGAGATTGCGGGAGTGGGTAGAACTACAGAAACAGTAAAACAGAATTATGATGATATTAGGGAAGGGGTTCCATATTATGATTTGATTATAGATAGTGTTGCAGACTTGGAATTATTAAAGGTTGGAACTTCGGATCAGTATCCAAGGGTTCTCATTAAGCATGGTACATATTTGACATCGGAAAAACTTGATTGGTATGCTCATGGCGTAAAGTATCTTAGAGGTGAACGCTTAGAAACAACGATAAAATTTGATACAAGTACTAATGCTACTCCTTTTATACTGTTAGATAATGAAGGACTTTATGAATGTTTTACTGTTGAAATTATTGTAGGAGGAACTCGGACTGAAATAATAGATGCACAGGATCAGGTTAATAATATAGTATTAAAAGATATAAAGATATTAGGAACTGGGGCTGGAGTTGGAGAGCATAATGGTTTTACGTATATTTCCAGGCTTATTGGTACAGGAAAAGGAGGTCTTATAAATTGTAGTGTAGAAGGATGTAGATACGGATTTAAGGATTGTAATAATTTAGTGAATTGTACAGCTTTTAATATGTCGTATGATGCGTTTTATAGTTGTGAAAAATTAACAAATTGTGTGGTAGATGGAGTTACGACGAGTAGATACGGTTTTTATCAGTGTTATTTTCTTTCAAACTGTTTTGCTAATGACGCATATAATGGTTTTCATATGTGTGATTTCGTATCTTCGTGTAAATCATCTAATCATGCTGCCAATGGTTTTGAACAGTGTAGCTATATATCAGCGTGTGTTGGAAGAGATAATGTAAGTTGCGGGTTTAAATCTTGTGAATATGTGTCATCTTGTTTTGGAACCAATAATAGTTATGCAAATTTCTATTTAGGTACTAAAATTGATACAGAATCTTGTAATACTACATAATAACAATGGTATATCTTTTGTTAGCTCTATGTTTGGGGGTTTAATCAATGAAATTAGGCGACAGTAAAGCGATTAAAACTTCGCAATGGTTCGCAAATGAAATCCTACGAAATGATGATATTAATGTTATAGGGAAATCAGCGTATCAGAATATTACCGATCAAACAGCTCTTCTTTTTGTGGACGAGTTGGATGCGGGTGAACAGGACTTTGTTATTGGAAGAGGATTAAGACTCTTGTGGGATAATCTACTTACAACGAACTTACAGATTGGTAGGGCGATCTCTACAAAAGGAGCCTACCTCAATTCAGATGTATGGGGTTATATTGCCGATCCAGGCGGGATATTCAGTGTGATCGTTCCTGTTACTCAATCGGTTGCCTTCAGTACGGGTGGAACCTTTGCTCGAATAGATATACTAGAAGTACGTCCAATAGAGTTTGAATATAATTCTGTCAGTCGGAACTTTAAGGACCCGATTACTGGTCTGGTAAGTTCGGCGGTTGTAGCGACTCGAAAAGAGTATGGATATGAATTTGCTGTCCGGGAGGGTGATGATACCACTGTACTTACCAAAGAGGTAACAACTTTTACTGTTAATGCAACTACCGTTGGATCGGATATCGCCGGGAAATATATATTATTTAGTACAATCTATAATAACTATTATGTCTGGTACAATACGGGCGCATCGAGTGACCCGGAGGTGTCTGGACGTACTGGAATTGAAGTGAGTATCGGTGCGGCTGATGATAAGGATGCGATTGCTTCGGCTACCAGGAGTGCTATTACGGTTGCCGGTGTAGTTGTTAGTGGTGCAACTAATCAGATCATTCTCACTGGAAGTACCTTTGCTAATCTGACTGATGGTACAAATGGTGATACGACTACTTATTTTGATGCTATATCCATTACACAGGGGAATGGGGCATTGTCCCGAACGGCAGGATGGATTAAAATCGCGGAAGTTGATGTGGGTGCCAGTGCGTCTGCAATTGATCAAAATGATATCCGCAATGTAGACGAGTCGGATCAATGGGAGAATGATCCAGATGAGACGTTATTTCTTCGCCGACCTGCAAAGGATGTAAAAATTGATGACACAGCGGGCAGATTTACAGCTACAGAAGTTGAATCGGCATTGGCGGAGATTGCGGGTTCGGGAAGGACTACTGAGACAGTAAAACAGAATCAGACGGATTTGATAGAGGGTGTTCCTTATTATGATTTAGTCATTGATTCTGTTGCAGATTTAAATTTATTAAAGTCTGGAACCTCGGAGCAGTATAAAAAGGTTTATGTTAAAGAGGGTTCTTACACAACGGGAGAGATACTTGATCTTTATGCTCATGGAGTAGAACTAATTCGTGGGGCATTAAGGGATACTACTACGATATCTTTTGCTTCTAATGGTGGTAATTTTGTGAGATTTGGTTATTCAACAAAGATGAAAAACTTGTCTATAAAAGTATCAGTAGGCGGGACACCACGTAGTATTCTTATACCTTATGACCCTGCTGATAATGATGCGTGCGTGCGAAATGTAAAGATTTTTGGTGTTACGAGTGGTATAGGTATTCATACTGGAATGACAGGGTTCCGCGGTGCTACAAGAATACGGGCTCTTGAAAATATCGAAATATATGACTGTTTAAGTGGTTTTGAAACTTGCACCAATCTAGTAAATTGTTTTGCTCATGATAATACTGAGCAGGGTTTTCTTACTTGTGAAGACTTAGTAAATTGTAGAGGTGCTGATAATACTATTTACGGATTTGATTCCTGTAATAGGCTTTCTAATTGCTATGCTACAGGAAATGTTAATGGATTTGATGCATGTGATTTTTTAAGTACGTGCAAAGCAATAAGTAATACTGATGATGGTTTCAGACAATGTAATTTTTTATCAAGTTGTCATACGACTCTTAATAGTGGGTGTGGATATTCTTGGTGTGAAAACTTATCCGCGTGCTATTCTTATGTGGATGGTTTGGATGCATTTGAGGACTGTCTCAGAGTGGCTGCCTGCCGAGCTGAGAATGCTGGGGCTGACGGGTTTCACGGTACTGCTATGATTACAGGTTCTCACTCGCACAATAATACTGGGTATGATTACAATAATTGCGATTACGTATCTGGAAGTAAGGCTTTTAGTACAGGAGCAAGTTATTGGAACGCCTGTACTAAAGTAGATAACGATTCATGTAATTACGCATAGAAAGTTTAAGTAAACGGAAGTGAATAATGAGAGCGTTTACAAAGGCCGGTGGTCGGCTGTTTAAGATTACACTACTATTTATACTGATTGCTTTGATTGCTATCAGTATTATGGCTTACTTTACCAAAACGGCAATGCAAGATGTGAAGGAGATCGCATTGACCGATGGGGCAGACCTCCGGGAAGTACAACTTTTCTATACACAACTTATAGACAACTTAAAGATCGGGAAAGTTATAGCCTCAGTAGCGGGAGTAATCATGGCTGTGGCTGCCCGATATGGTCTCAGGGAAACAGCGAAGAATTGGAAGTCGGGTACGTCTAAGCCGCCTGAAGATTCTGTATCCTCACAGGAGGGAAAAGGAAATTGAAATGGTCAAAAATAGTAAAGATTGCCGTTATTATTATAGTGGTGATCTTGATCGGAGGTTTATTATATGAAATGGTGGGTAGTCGTTTATCTGCTAATCGGGCTGATGCTCTCATCGCCAGTTTACGGGCAGACAATCAACGTCTCCGTGACGGATTGGATGACGCTCAGGACCGAGTTGTTAAACTCGAAAGCACAGTTGGCGATCTTAAACTCGGAAGTGAAGAACTTGGACGCCGCCTTGAAACAAGCGAAAGAATCGCAGGTGAACTCTATGATGAAAATATCCGACTTGGAGACTCAATTAGCGCTGGCAAAGGAGCAGCAGACGCAATTTCAAACGCGAGTCGTGAGCTTGGAAGCGCAATTGATCGGGCTTGGAATATCGTTGACAAATACACAATCCCTATTGGATCAGAATGAGGCAGAACAGATCGCCCGAATTGAGGCCCTTGTAGCTGGTTACGAGCGCCGGATGGTTGTGAAGAATATAGTCATTGGCACTCTGTTAGCGGTTATAGTCGGTGGTATAATATACACGTTTGCAGTAAAATAACAGCTAATCCGGGAGCGGACCCTGGACTGGCTGACTCTTCTCTTCAGCCGGGGGCCTAAAAGTCCCCCGGTTTTATTTCTGGAAAAACACAAAAGTGACTTTTCTTGTCTCGGGAGTGTTATTATTCTATTATAAAGATTAATTCTATTAGAACTGATTTTTTGATAGAAATGAATTAAAAAAACCTATTTGTGCAGGACTTGGAGGTAGCCCATGTCAGCAGCACTGATGCAGATGTGTGTAGAGAGCATATCACTTCAGAAGTATATTTTTAACCTCAGTAGAAAAATCCACTCAGTTTATCCCAGATTACTCGACGTAAGCGACGCTGAAAATGAACTCTGGGAAGCGGTATTTAAAGCGGTCAAAGATCGGTTCAAAGATGACAGGCCGTTAATTAAGTTTGCACGACAAGTTTGTTTTTCTCGGTTTGGGACCATGATAGGAAGGGGTAATAAAAAACGACTATGGAGCGAAACGCTGGATTACTTTACTTATGGGGACAACGCGTGTATTGACCAGTCTTTTAATCGAATTGATATGATGTTTACACTTGATCAGATCGAAGACGATCTGAAAGCCTATGCAAAACAAAGCCGACAATACCAATTAGCCGTGCGGACATTCCGGTGTTTAAGAAAAGGACTCACCATGAAAGCCTGCCGCGAAAAGCTCAAAATAAAGAAGACACATAGTTATCATTTACGCGATTTGATTCGAAATATGAGTAGGAAATATAACGATGAAGTCCATAATTAAATACTGAGGGGCAATAATGACTATCAGGCTTAAAAAGGCTATTAACGCGGTTTTGTCTCATTCACATATATCTAAGGACATGCTGAAGGCCTTAAAAGAGGCCTACGATGCTGAGTTGGATATTACGAGTCCTACGACTGAAACTGCAAAACGAATCGAATATCTTCGAACGTGTCTGGACAACGGCGTATCAAAGCGGGAAGCTGCCAGGATGTTGGTAGTGCATGATTCCAGACTCACACAGAGAAGTGCTGAGTCGTTGGTATACATGAACTTCTCTGGACAATACCGAACGACGATGCGAGGGACACGGAAAAACCGTATTGAATACGATCATCCGGGTCCGGTAATTCCAATAGAAAGAACGGACGTAGAGGACGACGAATCTTTGTTATAGGAGGCAATTATGAGTAAAGAAGTAGCAACGGTCAACTTCAACTACGATCTTGAAGTTGTTGAAACGAAAGCGTTGATGGACGAATGGAAAGGTGTAGCACTGACGTGGTGGTCGGTTGATGGAAAACTGTGCTCGAAGCTGTTCAAGGCGTACGAGGCGCTTGGTGGTGGGAAAGGACCGGGGGCGTACAGGTCAAAGGTCTCAAGTGATACTTCAAAGGTCTCAAGTGAGACCTTGAAGGATTTCTATGAGGCCATCGGTATGAAGAAAGCGACCTTTTACAGGTTCATCGACCGCACTAAGAAGCTCATCGAGGCGGGCGCAGACATCGAGAATATGTCTGAGAGCATGAAAGCCATCGCTGATGTGACCGGTAAGACCCAACGAGAAGTCGAGCTTGAAGAGTTAGTAGCCGAGCAGAAGGTTGGAATCGAGGGTCGAGAAAAGGCGTTAAGTGAGTACAAAGAAGATATAAAGAAAGAACAGAAGAAAGTTAAAGTCGCGCATACCACTATTGCAGACCTAAAGGAAAAAGCCAAAGCTCAAACTGAGCCTGATCCGACACTTTTGGAAGAAATCGAAAAACTCGAAAAGCGGCAGGCAACTCTGGCGGAAGAGGTTGACTGGTTAAGTACCTCATCCGCATTCAAGCGAGAGATGACTGTATTCTTGGATCAGATGCACACATTAGAGCGTTTAGGTAAAAAGATGGTTGATAGTGGGAAGTCAAAATGACACTAAATGAGAATACTTTAAGCGCACTCTGGGAAGCAGACCGCGGGATGCGTAGGGAAGGGATGCGGTCATATCTGGCAATTCTCTTTATCTATTTCGCTTCTGTCGAAGGGAACCCTACCAGCAGAAATGCTGCCAAGAAAGCTATGGAGATCAGAGACGATAAAACACTGACGAAGAGCTTTCGAGTACTTGAGGATATGGGGTTTATTTCCCAGCGTCCAGCCGGAGATAATAAGATTTTTGTCGATATAAACGAGATTTATGGAAGCCTCAACATTCGTAAGCTCTCTCTTCTTCTTTTATCTTTAAATAATACTACTACCCCAGAAGCAAAAGAGAGAGAAGACGTTACGAAGGCTGAAGCTGGAGGCTTTTCTGAAGCTGAGATCAAAATGGATGCGGATTGGAAGACTGCGGAACCTGTTCTCCTGAAGTATTTCAAACCGTATCAGATTTCCCCTCTAAAACTGACAAAAAAGAAACGTTTCGAGAAGCTGTGTGAACTGATATCTGATGAAACATTCGATTTTGACGCGTTCTGTAAATGGTATCGTATTGAGAAGTACCCACAGCGGAAGTTTAACTACGGCTTGTTTCTTTATCCCGACATGATCGCGGAGTTCCGGGATGTAAAAGAAGACGACGATGATACGTATCTGAAGACGACCACGAGAATCCAGGATAGTGAGAGCCACAAAAAGGGTTTACAGGAAACGGATAAGTTTCTCAAGAAAATACAGGAGGAAATGCATGAGAGATGACATTAAAGCGGCGATGTTGGCGCTGAAGGCAGAGATCGTTGAACCTCATGAGCCATGTGACGGTATTGGATGGTTGGAACCCACAGAGCCAGGGAAACTGAATCCCTGCAAGTGCATGACAGTGTTTCATTATCTGAATGCCCTTATTGAAGCCCGTATTCCACGGGACTATTGGTGGCTAAGAATTGAAGACCTGGAGATCGCTGAAGAATACAAAGATTTTTGTCATTGGTTTAACGAACAGATGGCAAATGCAGTACAGCACGCGCTCGGTGTTCTGTTTCTGGGAGCAAACGGAATCGGAAAGACTTCGATGCAGTGTGCTATTGGAAAGGAGGCTATCGTTCAAGGCCATACAGTAAAGTATTTTACGGCACAACAGTATATCGAAGCGACAAAGATGAAGGATTTGTCGCTTTTAGACGACTATGGGTCTGGTCGATTCATCCTCTTTGATGAGATGGACAAAGTATATATCAAGACGAAATCGAATTATGTAACAAAGACATTAGAGGATTTTCTCCGGCGCTTGACTGCTCAAGATGCTGTATTCATTATTTGTACAAACCACGATCAGAAAACTCTTACAGAGGTGTTCGGACAATCCACCATGTCTATGTTTCGGAGACACTTCAAGATAATCGACGTAGCGGGAGAGGACTACAGCGAAAAGCTACAGAACCGGTGGGACTCTCTGATGAAGACGAAGGTAGACTATTATGCCGACGCAATTATATCAATGGCACAACGAATGATGGACCGTGAGATTAAGGAGGACGACATTGCCTGGGAACAAACGTATCGACGAACGGGTGCATGATGCAGCACAAGAGTTTAGAGACACCGAGATTGAATATCAACTTATTGCCTATTTGGTTAGGTCAAATCCTTCAGGCTGTGGATTGATGCGTAAGGAATGGCTGGCAGATATTCTTCTTCAGGACATTTTTACTGTCGCCGACGATCTGAAGGTTACGATGACAAAGGCAATGATCCTGGACGAACTGCGGGAACGTCGGATGATCGGCAAAGATGAGACCGGTATATACGAAGATTGTGTGGACCAGCTATTTGCAATCGACGTCAGCGGATTTAATGACAAGAACTCCCGGCACATGATGACTCAGGTACTTCGATTAGCGGAGTCCCGTAATGTGTTAATAGGTTGTGGTGAAGTGATCGCACAGATGCGAAAGTTCAATCTGGAAGACGCAAAGCGGAAACTTGCTGTGTTGGGGCGGCCTGTGGGATTGACGGATAATGAGAACGCAGGTTATTATCTGGACGATTACGGGGAACGTGTGGACATTCTTGACGAAAAACTGCGGATCGCTGATGAACATGAGGAAGCTGAGGTGGGAATCCCTACCGGCATTTTTCGATTTGATCGACAGGTGGGAGGGATTATGCGAAAAGAGTTTGGCGTGATTGCTGGAGTCACCGGGATCGGAAAGACGGCGACACTGCTGGGCTTTGGCCTTCACGCGTGGCTTCGTGGGTATGATGTAATGATTGTATCGGGAGAGATGGCAAAAGACCTTTTACAATTCCGTATCGACTCCTATTTGACCCGTATTCATGGTATGAAGTTCAGGACCGCGGAACTGGATGATGCTGATTATAAAAAGTGGG